TCTCCTCACATTAATACTGTGGGTGATGCTCAAATGGCGACCTGAATTAACAGGTATCGCCCGGTTGGTCACCGGGAGTGGGTCCCTTTTACGACCGACGCCTCTGCACTTCAGGTGTACGCGTCGGTTTTCACTCCGATCTGGGCAACTGTAACCCAGCGAGCCAAAGCCGTGTGTGAACACTGGCGAGGCCCTCCTCGAACGATTCAGCATCCTAAGTCGCACTGGCAGCAAAGCCGGTGACTTTGCGACCAAAGCATTTCACGCACAAGCCTCGGCCCCGAGTGGACACCTGCGGGTGATCTACAAGGGACAACCTTGTGTGGAGAGCGTGGATGACTGCTGGGAGCAATCACTTCCATCAATCGTTCACGAGGTATTCATTTCATGGCTGACGCTATTGTTTCGCGGCTGGGCCAGATTAACGGTGCTGGCGCAGTCGATGCTCTTTTTCTGAAGCTGTTTGCTGGTGAGGTTCTGACTTCCTTCGAGCAAACGCAAGTGATGATGGATAAGCACCAAGTGCGAACCATCACCCACGGCAAGGCGGCCCAGTTTCCCGTGATGGGTCGTGCAGATGCTTACTACCACACTCCTGGTGAGGAGATTCTGGGCGGTAAGATCAAGCACGCAGAGCGTGTCATCACCATCGACGAGCTGCTGATCGCGCCGACCTTCATCGCCAACATCGACGAGGCGAAGAACCACTACGACGTTCGCTCCGTTTACACCCGCGAGATGGGTGCGAAGTTGGCGAACACGATGGACAAACACGTCCTACAGACCGCTGTTAAGGCAGCGCGTTCCCCCGCGACCATCGACGATCCGGATCAGGCCGGTGGTTCCACCATCTACGGTGTGGACCACACCAGCGGCGACGCTCTGGCTGAGGCGATGTTCGAGGCCGCCCGGATTCTCGACGAGAAGTTTGTTCCGGAAGACCAGCGATACCTGTTCGTGCGTCCGGCTGAGTTCTATGCAATGGCTCGGTCGACCAAGATCCTGAACCGCGATTGGGGCGGTGAGGGTTCTTACGCTGGTGGTAACGTGATCCGCGTGGCGGGCATTACCATCGTCAAGACCAACAACCTGCCGAAGACGAACATCCAGGCAGGTACTTTGGAGGCGGGAACCAACGACAAGTATGCCGGTGACTTCACCAATACTGTCGGTCTCATCATGCACCCGTCTGCCGTTGGTACGGTCAAGCTCCTCGATCTGGGCTTGGAGTCCGAGTACCAGATCAGCCGTCAGGGCACCCTGATGGTTGCCAAATACGCAGTTGGTCACGGCGTTTTGAGGCCCGAAGCGGCTGTAGAGCTGTCCTCGGCTGCTGGACCGTAATCATAACTATCCACCATACCATAGGAGGTCAAGAAATTGGCCTCCTATTTTTTTCTTATAGAGGTTTCACATGCTCACACCGACGACTGAACTGGATGCTATCAACACGATGCTGTCAGCAATCGGTGAGGCACCCGTGAACACTGTCGAGGACAACGGGGTAGTGGATGCCGTCATGGCGCGGCAGATCCTCACTTCGGTTAGCCGAGAGGTTCAAGCCCAAGGCTGGCATTTCAACACCGAAAAGGGGTACACGCTCACGCCATCGTTCCCCGCTGGTGAGGTGTTTCTCCCGAAAAACCTATTACGGATAGACTCCGTGGGAAGTGACCAGAACATCGACGTGGTTCAGCGAGGTCAGCGGCTCTACGACCGACGCAACCACACTTACAAGTTCACCAAGCCAGTGAAGGTTGACATGATCGTCCTTCTACCATTCGACGATCTTCCCGAGGTAGCCCGCCAGTACATCACCATCCGTTCTGCGCGGATCTTCCAAGAACGTGTCGTAGGTTCGACCGAACTGTCCCAGTTCACTCTGCGTGATGAGATGCGGGCATTGGTGGCGCTGCGCGAATTCGAGGGTGACACCGCTGACTACAACATCCTGACCGATAGCTACTCGGTAGCACGAGTATTGGAACGCTGACATGAGTTTGATCTCTACCAATATCCCGAATCTAGTGAACGGGGTGAGTCAGCAGCCTTATGCCTTACGTCTGGCTTCTCAGTGCGAGGAACAGATCAACGGTCATTCTTCCGTCGTGGAGGGGCTGCGTAAACGCCCCGGCACCGAGCACATTGCCCGTATACCGGGCGTGAGTGGGAACGCCTTCATCCACACCATCGTGCGGGACTCCTTCGAGAAGTACATTGTCGTGATCCAACACGAATCCCTCAGGGTGTTCGACCTTGAGGGCAACGAGAAGACGGTGAATTTCCCGCACGGGCGACTTTATCTCTCCTCGATTGACCCGGCTAGCTCCTTCCGGTGCGTGACGGTGGCGGACTACACGTTCGTCCTGAACACCAAAAGGGTGGTAACCCGATTACCTACCGGGGTACCTACTCGGCCCTTCGAGGCGTTGGTATGGGTTAAGCAGGGGAGCTATGGCGCTAGGTATCGACTGGAAGTTGGAGAAGCTAGCTACGAACATGTTACGCCGGAAGGTAATGATCCAACCCACTCGTTCCATATCGCCACCAACATTATAGCTGGCATGTTGAGGGATGGAATAAGTCAGCATCTGGGGGATGGATGGTACATCCACCAATACGGCTCGACACTCCACATCAGGAAGACCGATGGGTCGTACTTCCACATCAGAGCGGAGGATTCTCTGGGTGACCACGGGCTAGGTGTGATCACCTCCAAGGTGCAGCGTTTTTCCGACCTCCCAGCCCGTGCGGTTGACGGGTTCACCGTAGAGGTTGTGGGGGATCAGTCTTCCGCCTTTGATAACTACTATGTCCGGTATGAAACTGATGGTACTCCGGCTAACTCGGGGGTTTGGAAAGAGACGTTAAAAGGCGGCGAGCATTATGCGCTCAATCCCTCAACCATGCCTCATGCGTTAGTGCGTAAGGCGGACGGGACGTTTTCCTTTGAAGCGATCGACTGGGCCAAGCGTGAGGTTGGGGATCTAGAGAGTAACCCGTTCCCCTCGTTCACCGACCGGCGAATCAACGACATTTTCTTCTACCGCAACAGGTTGGGGTTCGTATCGGACGAGAGCATCGTATTCTCACGGGCGGGTGATTACTTCAACTTCTTCATCGGCACAGCAACTACGGTCCTCGACGACGATCCTATCGACATCGGCGTGAACCATACCAAGGTGTCGATCCTGCGACATGCAATCCCTTTCAACGAGACGCTGCTGCTGTTTTCAGACAAGACACAGTTCCAGTTGGGTTCTGCCGAAATCCTCACCCCGGATACGGTGAGTGTGAACCAGACGACCGAATACGAGTGCTCCCTGAGGGCACGGCCTGTTGGCGTGGGCCGCTACGTCTACTTCGCGGTCAACCGTGTGACCTACTCGGGGCTGCGGGAATACTACGTAGATGGAGAGACCGAGACCGAAGAGGCCCAAGAAATTACCGGCCATGTTCCGAAGTACATTCCCGGCGGGATCTTCAAGATCGCTGCTAGCAGTAGCGAGGATATGCTTGCTGTGCTTTCGGAGAACGCCCCCAACGAGGTGTTCGTCTACAAGTTCTACTGGAATGGTAGCGAGAAATTGCAATCGTCATGGTCTCGGTGGCGTTTCGGCCCGAGCGACAAGATCCTAAACTGCGATTTCATCGAGTCCCATCTCTACCTGTTGATCGAGCGTGCCGATGGGGTCCACCTTGAGGTGATGAACCTTGAGCCGGGATCTGTCGAGGATAACTGGGACATTCATGTCCATCTGGACAGCAAAGTCGACGAGCACTCGGTGCTCAACATCCAGTTCATGGAGAACAATCCAGCCCTCAAAGACGATAACCAGACGCTCATCGAGCTACCCTACAAGATCGGCGACGAGGACCTCATTCAGGTGGTATGTGGTCCGGGAGGTGATCTGGACGAGGGGTGCATCTTCAAGGACTACCTCATCGACAACACCGGGACGAATACCGTTCTTGTAATGGATGGTGATTGGAGGAACCAGCCGTTTTTCATCGGCAAGCCCTACGAGTTCCGCTATCGGTTCTCGCCCTTCGTCATCAAGGAGGAGGCAGTCGGTGGTGGGCAGATGACGGTCGGGGAGGGGCGTATCCAACTCCGACGGGTGTCCCTGCTGTACGACAAGTCGGGGTACTTCCGGGTGGAGGTCACGCCGTACCGCCGAGACACCTATAGGTATACCTTCTCAGGTAGGGTCCTTGGTTCTGGCAACAACCGGGTTGGTAGGGTATCTATCGAGCAGGGGACATTTCGGTTCCCGGTCTCCGCAAAGAACGACCAAGTGACCATCGAGATCCTCAACGACACCTTCCTACCGTGCTGCTTCCTGAGCGCCGAGTGGGAAGCCTTTTACTCAATCCGTTCTCGGAGGTTGTAATGCTGACAGTACGACGGGCTACTCCCTCAGATGCTGTCGACATGGCACCGCGTCTCCGAGAGGCTGATCTCAAGGAAATCCTGGCTTCAGGGATCTCTTCACCCGAGGAGGCCCTGCTGGTTGGTATCGAATCGCCTGATCCCTGCTATGTGGCGGTGGACGGGGACGATAGGGCACAGATCATCTTCGGCACTGTTCCGTCCCACGAACACTTCCTCGGGTATGTCTGGATGATGGCCACCGATGCCATCAAGGATAATTGGGTTCAGGTCCTCCGAGGGACCAAGCCTTGGGTCAACCGCATCCGGGGTCACTACCATGTACTGGCCAACGCCGTTCATGCCGATAACCACATCCATATCAAATGGCTGCGTTGGGCTGGATTCATCTTTCTACGCGAATTCAAGCTCAACGGCAGCCGGTTCTATGAGTTCGCCAAGCTGATTCCACCGGAGGCGCATTAATGTGTGTAGCAGCCATAATGGCATTATCATCGATTGGATCTGCTTACACCGGGTATCAATCTGCTGCCGCTCAGGCGAAAATGCAGAACTATATGTATGAGCAGAACAAGCTGAATTCGTATGAGGCCATGCGCCAAGAATACCTGACCGCACAGCAGCGACAGGCTCAGGAGAAAGAAGCAGCCGCCAGTCAGATTCAGGCACGTCGTCTTGAGGAAATGAGACAGATGGCAACCAGCAACGTCGCTTCGGGCGAGGCTGGCGTCTCAGGCTTCTCTGTAGAACGGATCCTGCGGGACATCGGATCGGCGGCCAGTCGTGACGTTCAGAACATCATCCAGAACCGCGACTGGGCTATCTCGCAGATGAACAATGAGATGCTCGGGATTACCAACCGCACTAAGAGTCGTATCCAAAGCGTGTCTATGGGTGTCGCCCCAAGTCCGTGGTCTTACGGGTTACAAGCTGTTGGCGGTATGGCCAAAGCGTACACCACCCACAAGGCGATCGAGGCGGACAAGGCGGGCAAGCGATGAGGTAACGAGAGAATGGTAAACGTAGGAGGGCTGCAACCCACTCAGAGCGGCCAGTCGGAGGGTCGCCGAAAGAGGGGACGGCTGGTCGTCGACCGTAACACTTCCAATCGAATTTCCCTTCGCCCTATCGCCACACCTGTTGATAGCTACGTCCGCCCAGGACCCACGCCTGACGTATCGAGCAACCTCGAACGGTTGTCGGCGGCTTTGGCCCAACTTAATCCTGCTATCGGTCAGATTGCCCAGCAATATCATCAAAGCAAGGAGAAGGACCAACTCGCCAAGCTCCGCTTCTATACCGAGCAGTTCATGAAGGACAAGGAGCAGGGCGCTGTCACCGCTACTCAGGTAAAGGAGATGTTCCCTGAGTTGGTGCCGACGGTTGCTGCCCGTATCGCTCAAGCCACGGGGGAAATCGAGGCCAAGCGTTGGGTGCAGGGGAAGGTTCAGGAGGTTCTGGAAAACGATGATATTCGTCTGAATACTCAGAACCGGCAAGCTTACCTTGAGCAGATCCGCGAAGAGGCTAGAGGGATTATCGGGGATAACGAGTTCTACGGCACCGGGTTCCTCGATCAACTCGACCGCTCGCTTAATGAGTTCGAGACGGCATGGATGCGTGAGACCGCAGCGCATCACGAAGAGATCCAGAAGTTATCCTTTTCCGAACAGGTGGCGTATACTCTTCGGGAAGGAGGGGACTTGGTGGAGCTTGATGCTCAGTGGAAGCAGTCCTCCTCTCTGAATAATATCGAGCGCAACGCCATCGTGGTGCAGACAGTGATCAACGAAGCGGTCACTTCTGAGCAACCAGAACTGCTCGACCGG